ACGAACACCAACAAATTAAAATGAACACCCAAGGAATGACATCAGCAGGGCAGAACTTCGAATTCTGCCGTACTGCTAGACCACATAGCGACTTCGGACCACTGAAAGTCGTTAAACCAGAACCATTTACAGATACGGAGATTGCGCAGTTAGATGCGCTAATCAAGAAGAACTTAAACGAACTATTTGATCCTATTTAATTATGTCAGTAACAAAAGGACCACCTATATCAGGGAAACTTGGACAATATGGACCCAAAGGTGTGACTAAACCAGTTAACACAGGATATGGTCCGCCAGTTAAGAAAGTATCTCAAGTACCAAAAGCTAAAAAGAAGCAAGTTGTTAAAAATATTGTTGCAACAATGCAGATACACGGTATAAAGAAAAAAGATTTACCAGCATGACTGACGTCCTCACTGCCCTCCAAGACGACTTTAAACGAACTATTTGACCCGATTTAATTATGTTTGCACCATGGAGCCAGACAGAA